CACCTGCAATAGCAACATCTTCTTTAGTAAAAGTGAAATAAAGCGTATTTTTAAAACGCGCCCCGAAATAGCCCTTAAATGGGCTATTTATATACACGGAGATAATAATATTTCATTTGAAGATATTGAAAACATGAACGGCAACGAACTAAGCATTTTGCAATACGCCACTGAAGAACGTATGAAAGAAAAACAATATGCTAGGGCTTCCGCAATAGCATTAGCGTTCGGAGGATCGAAAGGGGGTCAATAAACAATGGCTACAATTGGTGCGGACACGATTGCATATAAGATTAATGTTCAAAATATGCAAAGATTGTCAGACTTAATTGACAAAGTAGGCACGCTGGGAAAAGGAATGACCGGCTTAAACAGAAAGCTTGATGACTTTGGTAAAAAGGCGAATTCTATACACACCAAAGGAATTAATGACGCAAAAGAGTCATTAAACGATGTTGAAAAATCTGCTGACAAAGCCACTGATAAAACCAACGAGTTTTCCCGTGCTGCTGGTAAAGCTGGTAAAAGTGGTAACTTTAATCATCAAATTAACGGATTAAATTCCGTTTCTAGTCGTGCTGATCGGGCTTCAAAAGCATTCAATCGATTTAACAGTGCTGGCAATCGTATGGCAGAGGTTGGTAGACGAACAGCCATTTCATCGTTAGCAATTGGTGCAGGATTGATTAAGTCTGCTAATGACGCTGTTAAAGTGCAACACACCTTGCGTGAGACGTTTAACCTTGCTAAATACGGTGGTGAAGACGCTGCCGAGGCTCAAAAGAACGTTAATAAAATGCAAGATGATGGCAATAAGTATTCTGTTAGATATGGTGTTTCCCAGCGAAAGATTGCTGATGGTTATCAAGAATTAATCAAACGTGGTTATTCAACCAACCAAGCATTGGCTGCACAGAAAAGCCTATTGCAAGCAAGTATGGCTTCCGGAGACGATTACAATGATGTTGTGCACAACTCTACCGCTGCACTAGAATCATTCGGAATGCGTAGCAATTCAACGTCCAAAATGTTAAACAACACCAAAGACGTTGTTAACAAAATGGCATACGCGTCTGACTTAACAGCCACTGATTTTCAATCGATGGGTGTTGCTATGGAATACGTTGGAGCACGGGCACACCAGTCTGGGTATTCACTTTCTGAAACTGCTTCGGCCATTGGTATTTTATCTAATAATGGACTTGAAGCTCAAAAAGCCGGAACTGGATTGCGTAAGGTTATGCAATCTATCCAAAGCCCAACTAAGGGCGGTGCGGAAGCACTTAAAAGCATGGGATTGAGTGCTAAGAGCTTCGTAGATCAGCATGGAAATATGAAGTCAGTAACTGAAACCATGGCACTTCTTAACAAGCAAACACAAGGCATGAGCAAAGCTAAAAAAGGTGTTATTTTCCACGCCTTGTTCGGTGCTACTGGTGAAAACGCTGGGGCAATCTTGGCGAATAGTTCTAAGCAATTAGATGAGTTAAACAAGAAAGTTGAAAAGTCAACAAAAAATGATTACGTTGGCAAGTTATCGAAGTCAAATACGATGACGGCACAATCCCAAATCAAGATTTTCCAACAATCACTTAATTCGTTGGGGATTGCTTTTGCAACAACCGTACTCCCTAACTTGAATAGCGCATTACGTTTGTTCGACAAATTACTTTTCAAGATTAATGAAATGCCTAAGTCTCAAAAGAAGATTGTAACATGGGGTATTGTCGCCGTTGGCGCTATTGCTCCCGTATCGTTCGCGTTGAGCGGGTTATTAAAAACGATGGGTGCATTAAAAGCTGCATGGGCGTTTATAGTACCAGCTAAGGCTGCTGCTATTAAAGCTCCTTCCACATTAGGTGGAGGTATTGCCCCAGCGGGTGTAGCTAAGGCTGGTGGGTCAATCATGGGTAAGGTTGCCGCCGGTGCGTCAGTTGCCGGAGCTGGAATTGACATTGGTGCAAGTTTATATAGTGCAATTACCACCAAAAACAACACAACCCGTTATAAGAGTTATGGTAAAGCGGTTGGTACTGCAATCGGAACAGGCGTTGGTATGTTCTTCGGTGGCCCAGCCGGAGCTGCGATTGGTGCTACCGTTGGTCACGTTGTTGGTGGCTGGGCTGGTAAGGCAGTTCACAGCTTTAGCAGAACTAAAATGGGTCATAAAATTGGAAAAGTCTTATCACGTGAGTTAAAACCAGCCAATAAAGCGCTGAATTCACTCGGTAAATCAGCAAGTAGAAATCTTAACAAGAATATGCCTGCAATCAGACGTTCTATGCGTTCGTTAGGGCGGGCCCTTGCCCCTGCTGGTAAGTTTGTCAAGAAATACTTTGTGCTAGAAATGAAGCATGGTATTCGTGCGTTCGGGCATATCTTAAATGGTGCAATTTTAATCACAGTTGATGTTGTAAAAGCTTTGGCAGGGACATTTTCCGGACTATTCAAGATGTTTAGAGGCAAGTTGAAGTTCTTCAACGACTTTTTCACTGGACGCTGGGGAAGTCTTTGGGGTGACGCCAAAACTGTATTCTCTGGTTTCGGAAAAGCAGTTGGTTCAATCGCCGAGGGCATTTGGAACACATTTTCTCATTGGTTTGGCATGATTTTCAATTTAGGGAAAGACGTAGGCAATTTCATTAGTGATTTGATGGGCAAATCTGAATCAAAAGCCCCTAGTCTTTCCAAAGGACTTGTTAAAAATAACAAGCGAATCACTAACGGCATACACGGAAGTGGCAGCAAGGCTAAGAAGTCCGGAAAAATTGGATATAATGCTTTCGCGACCATTGGTGCTCATGCTAAAGGCGGCGTTATGAGTCATTCGCATTTGGCATTAGTTGGTGAAAACGGAGTTGAGCTTGGTTATTCAAAGCACGGTGCCCGATTATTAGGTACACGTGGTGCTCAATTAACGGGCGTTTACGCTTGTGAAAAGATTTACCCAGCTAGTGACACCAAGAAGATGTTAAACGGCGGTATGGGCGTTAGAATGTACGCTGATGGCAATGCAAAGCTTAACAGTGGAAGCAATTCGTCATCTGTAAAAATTAAAACGCCTAAGTTTAATAAGACTGAACGCGAGACTGCAAAGTCGATGAAACGTATTAAAAACAGTATCGTTGGATCATACAATGGCAGCACAAAGAATTCGCGTAAGATTGTTAATAGCTTTAGTTCGCATTCTAAGCAAAAGTGGAACAGAATATCCAAAGATACAGACAAATTAACTAATCGCACGAAGAACAATACGGTTAATGACTACTCTACAATGAGCAGCAAGGCACTCAATATTCAAAGCAAGCTGCGTGGAAGTCTTTACAAAGTAAATCAAGGAATCGCAAGCGACTTTAATTCGATTTTTGGTAAGCTTGATAATTACATGGCTAGTGCTATGAAGAACGTTATTAAGCAAATTAACCGTGGTGACCGTGCCATTAACGAAGTTTTATCTAAGTTCGGTGGTGGTGGTTCAACGTTACCAACGGTCAGTTTCGCAACTGGTTCACACGGGCCAATTAAGCAAAATACAATGGCTGTTGTGAACGACGCCAATTCTTCTCAACGTCAAGAAGCTATCGTTAAGAAAAATGGACGCGTTCTTATGCCACAAGGCGATAACGTTGTTATGCCATTGGCTGCTGGTGATGAAGTCCTTAACGGCCATGAGGTCGCTGCTTTGCAAGGTTCAGGACAATTGCCACACTATGCTAAGGGTACAGGCGCACTAAAGCGATTAATCAAGCGCAACAACGCTAACCCTAACCAAGCATTTAACACAACGTTTGGCAACAATTCCAAAGCAAACGGTGGCACTTTCCTAGGAACATCAGTGCTTAACAACGCCCGTGGTGCAGCTAACAAATACGGTAAGCCATGGAATGCCGAGGTATGGTCACAAATGGCAGCAGCTATGAGTGGCAGCAGTAACGGTGGCCCAGTTAGACATAGTCCCGGCAATGGCTGGGGTGTATCGTCTGGATTTGGTAATCGTAGTAAGGTTTCTGGTGGATTTAGCAGTCATGATGGTGTCGATTTTAGCGGTGGTAAGACCGTTCACGCGATGAATACTGGTAAAGTTACGCATGCCGGCGGTGCACCTGCTGGTTGGGGTGGCGGTAACGGTATTGGTCAAAACGTTGTTATTAGTGGCGGCGGACTAGATTATATTTACCAAGAACTTAACGGTAAAGCAAACTCCGGTGCAAACCTATTAGTTGATGTTGGCGATACCGTAAAAGCAGGCCAAGCAATTGCTAAATTAGGGCCTAGCGGTAGCCATGTTCACGTTGGGGCAACTAATCATAAGATGTTTAGTGTTAGCGGGTCATCAACGGCTGGTTGGCTTAATCCATTGCACGTTAAAGGTAAAGCTGCCAAGAACAGCAAGCATGACTCGCGTTTATCTAAATTAGTTAAGTCAGAGATTGGCGACAAGCTGAAATGGGTATCTAAGAACTTGGCAGACGATGATGATATTTCGGGTGCTGGAAACATTGGCGGGCACGGCGTAACTCGCTGGATTCCACTAATTAAAAAAGGTGCGAAAGAAATGGGCGTTCACTTGTCTGGCAGCTTACTAAAACGTATTCTAAACACTATGAGCCACGAATCTGGTGGCGACCCTACTGTATGGCAGCATGGATATACAGACGTTAACACAGGGGTCGACCCTGCACGTGGACTTTTCCAATTTATTGGCTCAACGTTTAGAAATTACGCTGTCAAAGGACACAATAACCGAGCTAATGGTTATGACCAAATCTTGGCCTTATTTAACGATAAGAACTTAACTAGCGATTTGCGTTGGAATGGTGGCTGGGCGCCGAGTGGTGCACGCCGTCGACATGCTGATGGTGGCTGGGCCGAGAATGGTAAGGTTAACATTTTTGGTGAAAAAGGTGTCAATAGTGAAGTCGCTATTAATCCACAAAAGCCGAATGCTGACCCACTTATCATGGAAG